ATTACATACGCCATTCAGCGATGGCACGCTCATGACGTAATCATGGACGCGGGGATTGGTCGCTCCCGACTTCGTCAAGACTGTCCGTTATCTGGACGCGCACAATGCAGTAATGCATTGAATGTAGCACGAGAAAGCGAAGTCCAAGCAGTGCTACAATCCCGCTACAATGAGGACACGATGGGAGGTGCAAGATGACAGCTCAGGCTTCGGACCCGATCACACCTGATATGCCAGGAGTAGACCGGCTTCGAAAGTATAGCACGTTGGGTCGAAATAAACGACTCGACGAGGTTTTATCGACGCTCAATCGGGCGGTTGTTAAACCGGCAACGGACGCATATAATGTGTCCTGGCTCCTGAACATCGGCGTCTCCTTTACACCAGAGGAGAATCGAAGTGTCACAGGAGAAGAATGGGCGTTTACGGCGCTCAGAAAATACGGGAATCAGCCGTCAGCCACTCCAGCCGGTGTTTCGGCAGGAGAACGAGGTGGATCTTCGAGACCATCATCATCTGCCCGAGGAGTACGAGTCTCCCAGGACTCAAATGTACCAACCGATTCCAATGCCAAAGAACAGGGAAGAGTTCGACTCCCGAACGTCAAAGGAGCACCTGCTCTCAGCCATCGGATTCCTAACAGGCGAGCTGCCTCCGGAGTTCGACAGTCTGGAAATCAGGATAACTCCATCGGTGGATCCTACGAAAGGCCTGCATACAGAGCAGCCCTTTCTGCAGTCCGTCGTGCGCTCGGTCTTGTTGGCGGAAGGCGACGGGTTTTATCGCTGGCGTACGTTGTGGATTCGCTGGTCCATGACAATAGTTTCAGCAGCCTTCCTTATCTCTGCTCTAATGACGTGGCAAAGGCCAAGGGGCTACGATTGGCTGAACGCATATTCCGTGGAGAACGGGGTTTTGATCCCTATCTCTTTGGTAAGCGTGTTCAGTTTGGCTCTGGGTCTGATTCTGGGGTCGCTAATCCAAAAACTAGGCTCGTTTGGATGGCGGCGATCGCTACGACTATTTTGGGTCAGAGTTATTCCGAGCCCATCCAGGGTTCGCTGGCTCGAAAGCGTCCGTTCACGTGGGGTTTCACCGCTGCGGAACGGGGAGCGATAACAAGCTCGATGGCGGCTGCCAACCGTTATTCGTACGAGCTTGACTTCTCGCGGTTTGACGCATGCGTTCCAGAGTTCATCATCAAAGATATTTTCTCATTAATCGCCGAAAGGCTTGAAATGAGTGATGATGAGAAAGCGTGTTACTGGCGCTACGTCAATGACTTCATTCACTCACGCATTTTGATGGCGGATGGGTACATCTATCAGGTGCACCAAGGTATCCCTTCGGGTGCCACATTCACATCACTTGTTGGTAGCCTGGTTAATCTACTGGTTTCCAACTATGCGTGGTTCCGCTGCACAGGACGGACGCTGTCTAACAGCCAAATCCTAGTTATGGGTGATGACTCATTAATCATGTCCGACCAGAATGTGTCTATTGAGGACATATCGGCGCATGCTCTTGAGTTGAACTTCACTGTCAACCCAGACAAAAGCGGGAAACGTGACAATCGTGGGAATCTGGACCCAACGACAGCTCCGTACTTCGTCGGGCACCACTGGTTTAAGGGACGACCAAACCGACCGAAGTCAGAAGTTCAAAAGCACATCTGGCACACCGAAAGGCACCACGCTCCAAACGAGGCCTGGAGTCTCGTACGCCTAGGTGGGTTTGCTCTGTCTAGTAAACAGGGCTACGAAGTGCTTGTCGAACTAATGGGAGATAAATACATCACCAGGGATGTAGTCTCCCTACTCAGCCTGTATTTATCCATGACACGGGCTGCGGGGCGTGAAGTTCCTCCAGATCAATGGAGGGTTGAATGGCCA